TGCTTTCATCCATGACGCGATGAAGAAGCATCGTGCGGCTCTGACGAAGGAGACCTCTTTCTCGTCGAAGTTCTATATCACTGCGATATCGTACTTCGAGAGGTTCTTCGCATCTTTCCAGCCGTCCACTCCGAAGCTGTATGAAGCGAGCACTTCCGCGTCCTTTGGAAGCACTCGGTCTACAGGCGGAGCGCGTGAGTACATTCGGCAGACCTACCTGCAAGGTAAGCGTCCTGCCGTCTCACGCAAGGGACCCGTGTATGTGCCTGCTCTGACCCAACATCTTGTCGAGATGTATGAGTCCAGGCCCGGCCTCGTTACCGAGGTGAGGGGTGTCCCGACCTTCAGGTCGATAGACGAAGTGCGCCGTGAGATCAAGTCGAACGAGGGAAAGGACTCGGACATCGCTGTGATGGTCCAGGCTGTCCTTGAACCCCTCAAGGTTCGATTGATTACTAAGGGTGAACCCTTCAAGTACTGGTTCTCGAGATTCTTTCAGAAAGAGCTCTGGAACCACCTTTCGAAGTTCCCTCAGTTCGCACTTACGGGAAGACCTGTTCGACACGAGGATCTCTATGATCTCGTGGCCAGGGAGAAGACTCTTGGTCTCTCTTTCGATCTGTGGGTTTCTGGTGACTATAGCGCAGCGACGGACAATCTGAAGATTGTTTACACCCGTCTTGCTTTCGAGACAGCTTTACTGCGCTCGGGTCTGTGTGAGGAGGATAAGGACAACCTCCGTAAGGTCCTGTACGAACAGGAACTCCACTACCCGGACTCCCAGAACAAGGCTCACGACCTTGACCCTGTGATGCAGAGGACCGGTCAGCTCATGGGTTCGACCCTGAGCTTTCCGATCTTGTGCTGCGTCAATCTGGTCGCGTACTGGATGACCTTGGAACGCCGGCTTGGTCGCCGCGTCCCATTGAAGGATCTCCCGGTACTCGTTAATGGAGACGATATTCTCTTCCGTTGCGACGAAGAGTTCTATCGTGAGTGGAAACAGTCCATCGCTGAGGTTGGCTTCGAGCTCTCGCTCGGGAAGAACTATGTACATAGGTCTTTCCTTACTGTGAACTCGACGGGCTTCCTCTGGACTGCAGATGGGAGAGTCGTGGATGTCCCGTATCTGAACGTCGGCCTCTTGACTGGTCAGTCAAAGCTCGGCGGTTCGAGGTCGGACACTCAGGCGACACCTATCTGGGGCCTCTACAATGAGGTCATCCACGGGGCCAGCGATCCGCTTCGCGCGCATCGCCGGTTCTTCCATTACCAGAAGAAGGATCTTGAGCAGTTCACGCAGAAGGGCCAGTTCAGCCCTTTCGTGGACCCACTCTTCGGAGGTCTCGGTTTCGATCTCGTCCCTGAGGTCGAGAAGGAGGTGTACTTCACGGCGTTCCAACGCCGTTTCGGTCACTACCTTCGCTCATTGGCTCGTCAGCCGTTCACCGGCGAGTTCGAGAAACTCACACCCTTCCGGGGGATTGTGAGGAGCAACCCGACCAAGATCCCCATGAGGCACGTGTACCATCATGGCCGATACGTCCCTCGCGACCCTCTCCAGCCTCTCCACGAGGATGAAAAGCTCGCATATGATCCTGCGAGGACCTTTGCAGCAATGCAGATGGCCTTCGCAATCCATGCGAGAGCCCCGGAGGATGTGGCCTCGATCAGGCCACCAGACCGGAAGATTCTCCGTGCATTCCGCGCGGGGAAGTCGCCCTATAAGAACTTCCACAAGTTGCTTAAGGCGAATCTAGTCTATGTGGAGGTCCCGCGACCGTCCACACCCCCTCCGAGCCCGGAGATCGTCGACATGAGGGAGTATCTGCTCTGAGCTCCTGCTTCCGACCCGCGACCTGAGCATGTCGTTAAACTGCCCATGGGGTTGATGAGAGCAATAGCCCAAAACGGTGGTTCTCTGCAATGACGGATGATCGGCCTTCGCCGGCCGACCCGAGCGGCTGAACCTTAATACTTCCGTGCTAACCAGAACGCCGAGAGACTACACGGCGCTTCCTCGCAGGTTCTGCGGGGCTCATGGCCAGAGTGCTTCAGAACAAGCAGCTGAGGACAAGCCGGTTACAACCGAACCTATGCAGTTCGAGGGTGATCGCCCATTCGTGGCGGTACTACTCGACCCTGGTGAGGGCCGGCCCCGAAGTAATAAGTCTTAGTTCCTTGGGTCCCCTCTACGTAAGAGGTTTCTCATCGATGTATAGTCCCGGTTATCCACCGGCACCCCATACATGGATAAGTCAAGGAAGC